ATATACTAAATCAATACCTGCAATAGTGAACTGATCTTCAGCTTGTGGTGCAGAGGTAAGTCCGTCTATTACAAGAGTAGAACCTGTTTGACTTGCTCCATCTACCAAAGGTGTCCCGTAGCTAGGAATATTTATCTTTGTATAGCCACCACCTGTTGTTGAAAATATGTCGTCATTTTTAGCGACAATAGCTTGGCCTTCCCAACTTGCCAAACCTATACATAAATAATCCTGTGATGTCGAAACAAATGTTACATTAGCAGCATTACTAGGATTAACAACTATTGTGTTTACTAATGTAAGCGTTGCTCTATTATTAGTCGAATCAAAAGCAACACCGCCTACATCAATAGTATACCTAAATGCGAGTACAGCGTCATTTGCTGGGGCTACAGTTATTGCCGGGGTTATTGTTAGTGTAGATGCTGTGCCAACTAAAGCGGTTGCTGCACTAACTGTGTATACTGTTGTATCACCTGCAATGGTAAAGGTGTCATTAGCGGATGGTGCAACATCTAATCCATCTACATCTAAAGATGTTCCTGTTTGAGTAGCACCGTCTACTGCACCACCCTCTAAGCTGAATACATCAGCAGCAACAGGGGTAGTATGTATGTTAGCAACTACAAGACTAGTACCACTTTGACCATCACCATGTACTAATGGCGCACCGTATGGTGGGATGATGTTGCTGTCATACTTATCATAGCCTTCAATTCTGCGATAACCACCCTCAACGGATGGCTCAAAGTTACGCAAAATACGTGCGCTTCCCGGTGCATTAATACCTTGCTGCAACGGAGAAAGGTTACTAATAAGACCACCACGAAACTCAACGGCGTAGGTTTTCCATGCGTCAGCCATAAGCTAAACTCCCTACAGCCACGAAAATCCGTATCTACTTCCACCACCAGTATTTTGTGGAATCATGTAAGAACGTACATACCGTGTTCTGTTAATCAGCATTGAACGCATGTGCTTAATGCCCTCATCAAATTTTTCTTTTGCTACAAGTGCATCTTGCGTATTTCCACGAAACAGGTATGCATAGTGCATAGCACCGTCAGTTATGACGTGCTTGAATCTATCAGGAATAATAGTTGTATCTGTATTTAATACCAGATCAGCAGAAAAATTATAGTACTCATAAATCAATTCGTATGCTTTATCAGGTTCTGGTGTTAAAATAAACTCCAAAGATGGAGCCTGTACTACGTTAACAGGTACTCCTTGACCTGACGTTGAGTTATACTCTTGGCCTACATACTTATCTAAATACTCTTCATATGTAATAGAAGATAGTTTTGTAGTGGCATTTCCTATAGTAGCATCTTCACGTATTCTAAAACTGTTAAAGTTAATTACTTTACAGTCTGCAGGAAAAGCATAACGACTTTGATTAGCTGTTAAAGTAAGTGTTTGTAAATTGTGATTAAAAGGCCATTCAAATTCAGATTGATTGATGTATCTAATAGAAGCGTTGACTGCATCTTTAGCGTGAGCATAAAAACCTGAAGACGAAGCAAAGTTAGAGGTTGTAAGTTCAACCTCATTTAACCTTCTATTTACTTCATTTACTAACTCTAAAAATGTAGCCATTTTAAATCCTTAAAAACAAAAGATAAAGAGAAGGGGCAAGTTGCCCTGCCCCCTCACGTTATTTAGGCAAGTGCGTCACGGTCTACTTCTTGTGCAGAAGTATCACCCTGTGAACTTACATCCACCATTACTGCGTAAACACGAAGTTTACCTGCAGTGAAAGATGCACCAGTACCTGCAAACAACAAGTCGATTGTATCGTCAGTTGCAGTTACGGTAGTACCGTCAATGGCAATCTCAGGTGCGTATGCACCGTCAGCAGCACCATCAATGTCGAATGTTGCAACAAACTCGTCAACGTCACCACCAGTGAAGCCAAGAGAAACTGTTGCATCAGTACCAGTATTCATTGTTGCGCTTTCAACAACCTCAACACCAGCAGCAAGAACTTTGCATCCTGCAGGAAGTGTGATTGCTTGAACTGTATCACCAGAAGATGGATCAATAGTTGTTGCTACAATGTCAATGGTGTTTTCTACCATGAAGGCATTACGACCACGCTGTGAGTTACCAGAAGCAGCCTTGAGAAGTGTAGTAATGTTAGCCATTTTTCAAATCTCCCTTATGCCAAATGGTAAGCGGCGTTAACAAGTGCTTCAGGACGAAGAATCTTGCGACCGTACAAATGCATACCACGAACAATGTCAGCGAAGCTGTCAGGGTCACGATATGTCTCAGTCTTATTAATCTGTTCCGCAGTTGCGACAGCAGATGAATGACCTGCAACAATCACACCAAAGTTGATTGCACTGTTTGCACCTGTGAAAGATGAACCAGAACCAACTTGTGGTAGGTTGTTTGAAGTGTACACGGTAAAGCCGTGGATGTTGTTAGCAACAACACCATTCATCAGACCTGCACCACCGAAGTCAGCATTGAACAGACGAGAATCTTCGTCTTTCAAGACTTCAATGAACACTGGGTCAAGCACCAACCAACGACCTTGGGTATCTACGTTTTGCTGGTCAAGAAGACGAGACATACGTGCGATAACCTGAAGTGGGTTTGCATCACCTGCATTTGTAGGTGCTGCGCCTGAACCAGTACGTGGCAGGATTGCAATTGCGTCACCAGCACTACCACCGTTAAAGTCAGATGCATCCAGCTTCATTGAAGCAAGGAGTTCGTCTGAACCAGCAGTAGTAACAGCCTTAGTACCATTTACAGTTGTGTTAACTGTGTCTGGTGTGCCGTGCAGTGCAGATTGCTTGTAGCCTGACAAGTAACCAAGAACGTCTTGGTCAAACTGGTCAGCGAGGCGGTAAGCCGCACGGTCACTTGCCAAAGACTGGAAGTTAACGTGTGAATGTGCCTCTTCGATGTCATCGACTTTAAACGCAAAGTAGTTTGCTTTGTCGATTGTCAGTGAGAAATCCTCATCATCAAGGTCTTGAGGAGTGATTGTAGTACCACGCTCATATGCCTTAACTGTGATTTCTGGTTCTTTGATGATTTTAACTGAATCACCCATTGCGGCGATTTCGCCAAAGTAATCACTATTAGTGATTGCCTCACAAACAGCGGCCTTGCGGAAAGCAAGTTGCACCTGTTTGGAGTAAATGACTGGACTAAAGTTACCATTAGGTAGGTTCCCGTATCCAGCAGCGGAAGTAAAAGCCATTTCCATCTCCTGTTAAATTAGCTTTACAGATGCAAACATTACAATTCTTAGCAGAGGCTGTTTAACGTAGGGTGTACTTTGTACAAGGGTGGCCGCCGATGCACCAAGTAGGCCATGCTATTCAGGTAATCCGAAAGGGATATTGATGTTTGCGTATGATTAGTGTAACCAGATAGCTACTCCAGTTACACTTATCTGACTCTAGTTATACTTAATGTAAACTATTTGTCAACTCTTTTTTATCGGGCTGAACCCGAAATATCGTAGATAAACTTGCCACTACGTATGGCTTCCATGATTTCATCAGACTTTGCCTCATACTCTTGAGGCGACATCTTCTGAACTGCGGATTCTTTTAAGTACGTAACATTGCCTTCATCCTGTGGCTTACTACGGCTATTCTTTGTAGACACTGACTTAGCTGCATCTTTATCTGACTTAGCAGGTTTCTTACTTGTAATGCCCATGTCAGCTTTATACAAGTCGATTGCCCGTGCAGCAGAACGTGCATCATTGTCGTTGTCGTATAGTGCATCTTGTACCCATTTAGGCTGTTCTTCTGCCCAATTGTGGAAGTCGTCACTGTCACGAATCTCATCAAAGTCTGGATGCATCTGCATCAAAGCTGCTTCAGCTTTTTCTTTTGTAGCACTGTATTGCATTTCGTCAATTACTTTGAGGCGATCTTCCAAAGCGGTAGACTGTTCACGTGCCTTCTTCATTGCGATTGTTTCAACGATAGCTGCTACATCTGGGTAGTCTGCTGCCCACTGTTCAATGTCCTCATCAGACTTGGGTAGCTTCATCTCTTTTTTAGTGGCAGATTCAAGCTGGCTTTTCATTGCATCTAGTTCAGCCTTAAACTCTTCAGCTTGTTTTTGCTGATGTCGGCGAAGATCAGAGTAACGCTTCTTAAATGTTTTCTCTTCTGCTGTAGTAGGCTCTGCTTCTTCCTGCGGTTCAGCAGTTTCTACTTCACCTTTTTGTTCTTTTATAAGCTGTTCTAGTTCTTCCTCTTCAATCTGCCGTTTTTCTT